CGCTTGAGAATTTAAATACTTTACCTGCAATTTGTGTAAAACCATCAACTACAACGTTAGCTGGTTTGTTGAATGTCACTGTTGGAACTGATGTATAGCCGCTACCTGCTTCTGTAATACTAGCAGTAGCAACGTTACCGTTACCTGGTGCATTATCTGCTGGTGCAACAAACGTAATAGTAGCGGTCGCTGTTGTTCCACCGATTGGACTTGCGCTAAAACTAATAGTAGTACCAGCTGAATAACTGTTACCGCCTTCAACAGTTAGTGAAGAAATACCTTCACCGCCTGGTGATCCAGCACCGCCGGTGCCGTTAAAAAATCTTTCTGGAATTGGACGTCCCATTTGTTTCTCCTTATATATTATGGCGTTCTAGGCCTACGCGGTGGGGACCGCATAAACTCTCATCTAAGAGCGAACATTAATATTTATCGTAATTTAGAAATACCAGCCAAACAAAAGCCCCTTTCGGGGCTTTTGAATATATCAACTACCAATAAATTAATATTATTGGAATGATAGGTTTGCAACACCGATTGTTTCTAAGTAGTCAGCTGCGTTACCTAGAGATGAAGCAGTATTTGTAAGTTCAGCATAACCATAACGTGTCATGAAACCTACTACTGGTTCAAATGTGCTAGGATCTAACACAACACCAGATGACATTAGAGGTACGTATGGGCAATAGAACGCAGCTGCATCAGCTTCGCTAGAACCTTTGTAACCTACTAACACTGAAGTGCCTGTACCAGCATAGCTGTTTACATAGATCTTCATTGCTGAGTTTAATGTACCAACAAATTTTGTGTTTGTTGGAGCTTCAAAAGTACCTTCTGTTGAACGAGCAAATGCGCTTGTTGTAGCAGATTGTAATACTGTTAAAGCTTCTGGACTTACAACTGCCCAGTTAGCTGCACCGCGACGTGTACGTTGAGCGATTAAGTTAGCAGCGCGGTTAATTAAAACTGCAAGAGCTGCGTGCTCGTCACCTACGAATGTTGCTGTACCACTTACTGTAGCTTGGTTGTAGTTGAATGTGTTACCAGCTAAACTTGTTAGAGATGCAATGATCTCTTGGTCAATTTCAACTGTGATTTCTTGTGCTAAAGCTGCCATGATTTCTGCTTCAACATCTAAACCGTGCATAGATTGTGCATCTTGCGCAGCTTCAAAAGTCCAACGTGCAGACAATTTACGTGTTTTAGCTTCAACAACTTGTTTCAAGATTTGAACGTTGATTCTGTTACCTGGTGTGCCTTCTAAAGTGCTTGTTGAAGCAGCCTTACCAGCTGTTGTACCAGAGTAAGCAGTTGCAATTTTGAATGGACTCAGAGCTTCATCACCACCTACTGTGCTGTCGCCTGAAGTTGCTGTAACAGCATCTGCATAACGTACACGTAGTGTGTGGATTTGTGCTACTGGGCCAGTCATTGGTTGCACACCAACGATTTCGTTAGCGATAACTGTTGGCATAACTCGACGAATCACTGGAAGGATCACACGATTTAGTGTAGCAACGTTACCTACTGCTGTTGCGCCACCTGTTGCTGTTTCCATCAAATGCTTCTTCGTATTTTCTAATATAATAGCCATTGTGGTTCTTTTCGAACCTTGTAGACCTTCTAACAGGGCGTCTTTGGTCTCTGTCCAACGGCCTTCTAATAGTTGGGTTGTCATTTCTTATTTTCCTTTAAAAAAATTTACTACTATTTTAGCCCTGCTAAACGTCGAATTTCTACAACATTGTTGAGAGATTCTTCGTCTGTTTTAGCAGATTTATCACCTGTCACTTCTACTCTTGACTCACTTAGCATCGCCTTATCAGCTTTTGCTGTTGGAGTGTTGTTTAGAACTGCTGGTAGATACTTGTCATATGCAGCTTGTAGTCTTTCTGTCTGCACACTCTCGAGTAGGCTGCTCATTACTTCAGCTTTCTCTTTGTTTAATGTTTTTAGTAATCCATCAAGTTTCTCTTTACGAGCGATACTTTCTGTGATCACGCGAACTTCACGGTTCTTAGATTCAACTAGTGCTTCTTTTTCAGCGATTGCTGTTTGACTTTCAGCGATGATTGCTTCTTTCTCTGCGATCACTGCTTGTAGTTTAGCGAATTCTTTGTTCTCACTAAGATGAGTTCCAGCAAATTCTGTAGCAAATGCTTCGAATAGGCGACGTCCGAACATGTTCTCGCGAGCTGTTTGGATGTCTTCTTTTAGTTGAGCTAATTCTGAGCCTAGATTGGTCGCCACTGCTTCCTTAACAAGTTTAGCACTTCGTTTAACAAAAGCCGTTTGTAGTTCAGCTAATTTTGATTTAGCTTCTGCTACTAGTTTAACTTTAGTTTCTACAACTGCTTGCTTGTCTTGGTCAAACTCTTTGATCTCTTCAGCTAGTGCGTGGATAACAAATTTTTCTAGTTTAGCGACTGCTTCACTTTGAACTTTCTTATCTTGGCGCAATTCTTTGATTTCTTCTGCAAGTTTAGTAACCATAAAGTCATTAAACTTACCAGCAGATTCAACCATGTGACGTTTAGATTTCACGCGGTCTTCTACTAGAGCCTGTTTCTCCTCGGCAAACTCTTTGAGTTCAGCGGTGAGACTTTCAGTGACCATCTTGTCTAGAGCTTCAACCATTACATTTTTATCGTGCTCATAGCGGCCAGCGAATTCTTCACGCAATTCAGCGCGAATAACGTCACGTGCTTCATTTAACTTTGATTCCCAAGCTTCAGTTAAAGCAGTTTGGGTTTCTTCGTTAATGATGCCACTATCTAACAATGGTTTGATAGCATCTAACATTACGATCTCCTATTTAATTTTAAGATCTTTGATAAGGCCTTTTACGGCTTCTCTTAGATATTTCTGTACTTTTTGATCTGCGCTGGCTTCACGTGCCATTTCGAATACCTTGCTGCCACCCTTCATATTCAGCAGTCCTTCGTAAATCGCTGTTGGATATGCGTTAGGTGCGCTTGGTTGCGCAACTACATCTACTGTGACTATTTCAAAGTCACTTACTCGGCCATCCCCCTCGCTCACGTTGCCGCTACCACGAGAAGAAACACCTAATTTAACTCCTGACTCCAGCATTGTTGTTACCAACAATCCCATCGGAGTAGGAAGAATCTTTAATTTGCCAAAACCATTAGGACCATCCATCCACATATCAGTAATCAGATGTGAAACTCGATCTAAATTAATTTTCAAATCATCAGGGTGATCAACTTCGCCTAAGACGCTGTAGCCACCCTTGATCTGTTCATTTAGTGTGCTAACGGCTTTTTCAATCTCATTCACTGGGTATACACGCTCATTGTGGTTTTTTACACCACCTTGTATGAATATACCTTTCATGTAAAGATTCTTACCTTTGCCGTCAGCCGTGCCTTCAGTTATAACTTCCATGCGGGCTGCGTCAAATGTCAAGTTCTCTTTAAGATATAAAGCCATTATAATTTCCTAATTATTTTGCTAGAGGGCTAGTTTTATTAACTGCGCCTTCTTCTTTGCTTACTGCTGTTTCTTTCTTAGCAAATGCTTTACCAGCATTAGCACCTGGTTTGTTAAGAGGATCGTTAACTAATTGACCTTTTGGTTTTTCGCTAGCTGCAGGACTGTTTCCGTCTTGATTAGCTGTTCCGCCAGCTGTTAGGTTAACTGCTTTGCCACCCATGTCATTCTTACCAGCTACTGTTGATTTTTTGTTAACTGCTACGCTTTTACCTGTACCAACTGCTGCACCTTCTGTGTTAGCAGGAGCTGCTACTTTTTCAACGTATTCACGTACGATAGACTCATCAACATCTTTGTCTTCATCTTCTTCGTCGTCTTTGTCTTCTTTTTCTTCATACATTTGGTTCATGCTTTCCATTTCACCAGCATGCATACCACCATGCATTTCTGCCATTTTATCATCGGCACCCGGCATATCTGGCATAGCTTCTTCGTTGTCTTCACCAGCCATCAGTGCATCAAATTCTGCTTTTAGTTCGTCTAGTGCATCTTCAAGATCAACTACGCGATCTTCAAGCTCCTCTTCGCCACCAACATCAGCATGATGATCTTCTTCATCACCCATTGGTTCTTCAACGTCAAGTGCTGGTTCATCATCCATTTCTTCTTCTTCTTCAGAAATACCTTCTTCGTCTAGGCTAATTTCGTCTACTAGATCTTCAACTTCGTTGCCACCAACTTCATCAAGGTCTTCTTCAGCTACTAGATTTTCGTAGATATCGCGTGATTTTTGCACGACGATTTCGTGGAATAATTCACGAGCTTTGTCTGTTTCATCGTTGATGATGAATTCGACTAATTGTTCGTATTTGTTGTTCATTATGAACTCCTTAAAAATTAATATTAAATCCGGACTAATACTCAATTGAAATGTATTATGTTTATATATTTACATAATAAATTAAGAAAAGGGGTTAAATGCTATGTTTTTGAATCGTTTTGGCGTATAACTACATCACCGGAGCGGCTGGCGGAGCTTTGTATTGGTCTTGCACTGTTTCTAATTTTTGTTCGTGCTCTAGTTTACGCACATCATTCATCACACGTAGGCGATTCAGCTGTTTTAGCGTAAGTTTGGTTTTACGTAGGTCGCTGAGCTTGAGAGCTGTGTTATCGTCCTTTTCAGTGCGATAGCCAGTGGGTGCTTCTTCAAATACTTCAAATAGGTTCATATGATTATTTACCAAAATGCCTATAATCCAAGGCTGC